TTCGTTTCAATGCCACTCGATCATCTGGAGCCGTTGTGTATATTTGCGTCCATCCATGCTGTGCAATCCATTCTAGGAGCTTGGCAAACGGTTCGCCCATCTGTGCCCGATCACGCAACTTGCAGCAGCCGTGAATCTCTAACTTCCTGCCTCTTGGTATCAGTTGAACTAGCACCTTATCATTAAGAAGGACAAGCCCTTCCATGTTGCCAATGTCAGTGACGTAAAATCCCCAGGGAACACTTACGCTAGTATGCTGTAAAATCTCGAGTGCTTTCTCCTTTGTCGGCATCGTGACAGACTCTGGTCTGTTGGATAGCATTTTAGCTAAACGAGAATCCATCCTTGCGTCCTGTCGCCACCGATCTGTGAGAGCATTTTACGGTATTCAATTGATCCCGCTGTACCTGCTGAGTTGATGTACAGTTGATACTGTCTCGCCTCAACTACGCCCTCTGGTGAGCCTGTGCCGACAATGGGAATACTCAAAGAAGCATCAAGCGTCCACGTTCTAAAGGCTTGGGCCATTTTACCAGATTCATCAACAATTGGCTGTCCAGCATTGAGGATTGGAGTAGTCATTTAGCGCCCCCTATGATCTCAGCGTTGAGCTGTATTATCACCGGCTTGACCGCATCAGTCAGGGTAAACCGGAATATCTCAAAGCGTGATACTCGCCCGTTCTTGCGCCAGATCGCTCGCTTGTCATACTCGCCTACTTTACCGATTGATCTGGGCCGCGCATCTGACCACGTTTTCCCATCATTGCTTCGATCCATCGTAATCACTGGCTCAATCACAGCAGCGTTGCCCACGCCGGATTCAACAGTTAACTCAATGGATGGAACGAATATAGACTTGAGGTTATTCTGAAACGGCTGAGTCGCAGCCCTGCGAATAATTGTCTGCCCGTACTCTGTGTAGACAAGAGGATCAATCCTACCAATGCGCCCGTCAACAAAGTCTCCGCACAGTATCTGGTTGTATGCCTTGCAGATAGCAGTCACCCGGCACAGGCTCAACTCTCCTTCCAGCAGCGACCTGCGCTCATGCCATCGCTTTGCAGTGAGGTCGAACACCAGAGTAGTTGTTGGCAGCGTGAAGCCGATAAAGTAAGCACCGTTCTGCGAATAGGCCCAGGCGTAGATAGATTGAAGCTGGTCAAGCGTTAGAGCTTGCAGCAGGTTATCTATAGGGGTGCTGCTGATCTTCGCTGTATCGTTGCCAGAGAGCGCCCAGATGGATGGCCCCTCGTTCTCTCCGCCGCCTACCCACACGAAGGTGTCCTGGGCGTTGATCAAGCTGTATGGAGCGTACACGCCCTTCTGCAAGAACAACCCTGTGCGCTGGAAAGGGAAGTCAGTCCCGCCGACATTCTGAAAAGCCTCGATGGTCTGTGATCCAGAAATGAACAGTTGGTTCTTGAACACAATGGGCGCAACAGTCACATCTGGGTCTGACTCAGCAGTGCCAAAGTCCAGAGCGTCATAGCTCAGGCCGTCATTGGGAGCAGAACAGATAAACTTTTTTGTGTCAGTTGTGCAGACAAAGTAGGAGTCAATGAACACCACAAACTGCGGATTGCCGTTAGCATCAAAGTCGCCGTCAGTAATCTGGGCAAAGGTGTCAGTCACATGGTTGTAGATGTACCCATCACCACCTGGCACCAGCACCATCAACTGAGTGCCGTTGTCAGCCATAGACACCTTGGCAGTGCCCGATATTGTTCCCAAAGATGTCAGGCTGTAGCTCGCCACACCAGCAGTAATAGTCTCGACAATCTTGTACAGAGCATCGCCATTGACCGCATAGGCAATCCCTGCCATTTCGTGCATCCCTCGGTTCTGCTCCTCAATTGTTCCAGAGGACACAAGCTCTACCAAGCCTGGGGTGCCAAACAGGTTCTCAGGACTCAGTGCTGGGGCCTCGCTCACGTTCACATACCAGTTCAGGCACTCTTGTGCGCTCAACGGAAGTGATGGGCTGACGTAGAACCCGTTGGTGATCGGAAGTGCTGGCATTAGAGGGCACTCAACACAGCATTGATGGCAGTCACACTATCAGTTGTTGACTCATTTCGGACGAATATCTCAACGTAGTCATTCGGAGCCAAAGACAGGCTCACGAATGTCGCAAGCGCCCGTGGAGCGCCAGCAGAGATCGTATCTGTCATCTTGACTGAGGCAATGGTTCCGTTCTTCGCAATGTACACGGAAATTTTGTGGTTGCTTCCAGAGGAGACATCCAAGGTAACAATGGCATTGATGATATGCCTTGCTGTGGCCGCAGTGTGCGTCAGCCTTCCAGCCGTTGTGCCTGACCAGCCTGTAGAGATGTCACCCAGTGTAAAGGTGCCTGCGACCTTCACAGGGGTCGCTGTAGACGCAATCGTTGTAGCGGTAGAGTTACCTGTCATCGAGACAGAAGCGTAGCTCTCAGCGTCTGTGGAGGAAATTTCGATAGTGTTCCCATCAGTGGTCACTGCAATACCAGCTCCTCCCACCAGTGAAACAAATGTAGGACTCGCGTCACCACTATCCTGCATCAATGGCTCGCCAACAGAATCAACAGTGAAGTTATGGGCTATCTCAATGCCGTTCTCAGCACTTACATCAAGGGAGATGCCAGCGCCAGCCTCAAGGTTGCGGATGTTGTTGACAGTGCCCTGCACATCCAGAACAGGCGTCCCAGTAACAGCGCCATCCTGCACAATGGTGCCGGTCACGCCCAGGCCGCTGATGAAGTTGGCGTAGGTGATCTTGTAGTTGTAGCCGTTGTAGAAGAAGCCAAAGTAAGAACCCGGCGTGATGCTCGTCAGCGCCTCGAAATCAGACTGCCTTACACCATAGGTACGCTCAACCATTTGTGTTTATCTCCAGTGCAATCCCGCCGCTAATTTCTGTAGCCACCAATGGATCGCTCTCAGGGTAGAAGTGCAGGCCATTGCCGAATTGATTGTCTTCGTTGCCAGAACCAACAGGCAGAGTTGATGGCAAACTAGTAGGTGTAATGTATTGACCCAATTGACGCATCGCCTGCATCCCTTCACGGGCCGTTACAGCAAGTTCCGCTGTCACCACGCCACCGTAGTATGGGACAGACTGGAAGGCCATGTTAGCAATCAGCCCAGTCAGTGCGCCTGGTGGGACAGTGACCTCATCGCCAAGATTGCTGACGGCTGTATAGCCAAGATTGATGCCCTTAGCCGCAAGGCTGGACATATAGTTGTTCATCGCAAAGATAAAGTCCTGATACTCGTCAGCCTCCAAAGGAGCCTCTGACGCTTGTACCAGAATCGCTTGCAGTGATGCCTTGGCTACTTGGGCAACGGTTGCCATTGCTTACTCCTTGGATTTAGCTGGACGCCCACGCTTCTTTTCTTCAACAGCAGGCTCTTGCTCTTTAGGCTTCCAGCCCAGACTTGCAGCAGCTTCGTAACTACCGCTGTCAACATTGACTTCCACGCCGCTTGGTTTTATCCAGATTGTATTCACCATTTTTCCTTGGCGGCCCAGTAAGCCGCAGACATTTTGCCCTTGTTGATGTTCTCTCGATGTCTTGCCATGAATGAAGCTCTGCGCTTGCGGTCTGATTCAGACTCGCCCTTTGTTGGAGGAGAGCCGGTAACACCCTGTTGACCAAAGCGGATCGTCTTAATCTCGTCGCCCACTTTAGCGACCACTACATGAGATTTAGTCGGATGATTGGGAGTTTTCTTGGGCTTGTTAAAGCCTTCGACTCCTGCTCTTTCCAATCTAGGGTCTTTGGGCATGACTGGCCTCTATGCAATTCCGAGTTTCAACTTTAGATTTACATGGTCTGCGCTTAATTTGGCCCAAGGGCAGGGAATCGAACCCCGGTCAGCGGTTTTGGAGACCGCCGTTCTGCCATTGAACTACCCAAGGTTTGCCGGTTACTAGCTCCGGCTCCGGTGTTCGCCCCGGAAGGTTAGCAACGCTTGATCGCATCGTTGCCAGTGCTTAAGGGCATCGCGGCCATAGCAAGTCTGGAATCAATCCAACGCTTGCGGGCATAGGGTGCGCCCTGATTGATGGTGCGCCCGGCCAGCTTAGTAGCAACCCGTTATGAGCGTTCAATCTTCGGACGGATTTACAGTTAAGTTAATGCGCCTTTGCTTAGGTGGGAAGCCTAAACTCAAGGGGGTAATTATTCCCCGGCGCATTTACATTCTACTCCATCAATCAATAGTACGCTAACCTATTGATTTATATCACGCGACTCCGAACCCCTGGCCTGCTTTGCTGGGGTCGAAGCAGGCATACGCAGGCAGAAGGTCGAAACGAATCTGCTGCTTGTTGGTGTCACCTGAACTGTACTTGCTGATGCGGATGGACATACCGTCAGAGGTAGTCGCAACAGTGTCAGTGGAGTAAAGTTTTGGCAGCTTGACTGTTCCCAATCCAAATGCCTGCTTAGTGTAGAACAGGTTCGGTTGGTACAAAGTTGCAGTAGCAGAAACGATTGTAATCACAGCGCCGTTAGCAGGTGCAGCAGTTACAGTGTTGTACTGACCGTTAGCCTCGTAGATAGCTGGGCCAGCTACTACCAGAGTGCCTTCACCAGACGCGCCAAGAGTCACGTCAGCAGTTACAACACCAGTCCATGCTATGTTGGTGCCAGTGGCACTGACCATCGCTTGACGGGTTGACTGGTTCAGACGGTTGACGTTAGCAATCGTTACCAGCTCGCCTGCCTTCACAACCATGTTTGCCTGGAACGCAGTGACAGCCAGAGACTGGGTCATTGTGTCCTTTGCCGTCACGTAGGTTGCATCAGGTGCAGCACTCAGAGTACCAGCACGATCTGCGCCAGAACTTGAAGTGAAGCTCGCCAGAGTAGTTGCGCTCAGAGCACGAAGACCACCGAAGTTGGTGCTAATTTGAGCATTTTCCCACGCTGTACGAATCAGGCTGTCAACAGAGTTAAGACCTGACTGAGCACTTGCCAGTGTTGCTACCGTGAACGGGTTCATCAGGTAGTAACGCTCTGAAGCTGGGTTGATGCCGATCGAGTCCATGAACGCACCGGCACCTGCAACATCAGACCAAGCATCGACTGCTGTGCCGTGTGTGCCATAACGCAGTGAAGAGTTCTTCAGCATGAAGGATGCGAAGTCCAGCTCAAGGTCAGTGACGATACGACGAGCCATCGGAGCCAGAATGTCTTCCAGTTGATCCAATTGCAGAGCCTCTTCCACGTTGCCCCATTCAGTGGCCGCAGTGAAATAGTTCTGAACTGTACCAGTTGCCTTACCAGCAATGATGGAGGACTTGGTAGAGGAGGAGATATCACCGCCAGAGGTGCGGATGGTGTTGTAGTCGTGCGGACGTTTGAAGTCTACAGTGCTACCAGATGACGGGTTGAACTTGTCAGCCAGAAGCTGAGTGTCAACAGTCTTTGTGATTACCCGTGAATTCTCGAAAGCATCGAGGAACACACGGGCGACTTTACGGGTTACGTTACTACTGAGATTATTGGGCATTTTATCACCTATTCAAATGTTGCTCCCTTCGGCCCTTTCGGTTTGACCTGTGCGCTTGATGGCATGGGTCTACGGATTGGATCAGGAGCGTTAGTGTATTTGGGTTTCAGGGCGACAGCTTTTGACTTGATCAACGTAGCAATCCTGACTGCGGCCATCGTTGGGTGTAGGTGTCTCAAGCTGTCCAGTTCTGCGACATTCTGAGATAGATACTTTGTGATTAACGGGCCGTGATCATCCTCAAGGATGTACTGCACCAGCGAATCATCAATTCCAAACTGACCTACAATCGAGCCTGCTGCTTGAAGCTCCTCTGCCTTGACGCCAAGGGTTTTCGCCCTCTGCGCGTAGCTCTGAACCTTCTCGACCAGAATCTCCTGCTGCTTTTGCTCTGCCTCCTGAGCCAGTCGCGCCTGCTGATGATTCAGCATTTGCATCTGGGTGTCATAGGCAGAAGCGGCTATAATTGCCTGCTCTCTATGCATGATCTGTCGCTTGTATTCCTCATCGGATAAAGCGAACGGGTCAGGCAGAGCTGGCACTAATGGCCGCGACCGAGCTTGTGGCTGCTCAAGCTCTTCTAGCCGCTTTCGGAGTTGTTCGGCTTCACGCTGTTTTTCACGGAGCTTGAACACCTTCTTTCCTATTGCGTCATCGAATATCTTTTGCTGCGCCTCGGTGAAGATCGGTTTATCGTGAGTCTCCCCACTATCCTCTGACGATTCGGAATCATCCTCGACATCAGTTTCAACGTCTGGCTGATCTTCAGCCTCCTGTGTCTCAATTGGCTCCTGATTTTCGTCGTCGGGAGTATCATCAAAATCATAGTCTGCTGGTTGCGTCATAGTGTTTGCCCTTATAGGTGAGATGCCCAGAATGGTCTGGTGGCCTGTGTACAGTGTATCGCTGTTGGTCAAGATGCACAACAGTTGGTCAATCTGGCTGCGGTTCTTCCTCTCGCTGGATGTTGCGTAGGGCTGAGAGGCCGATAGTTGCGCCTGCTGCTCCAGCCATCAGGTTGGCAGAGCCGCGCTTGGATGGGTCGAAGGCTGCGTTGATGGAGCGGATGTTGGCCGGATCGAACACAGCGTAGGTGTCAGAGACTGCCTTTGTTCGCAGGGTTCCAGGGTCGTACACGTTCCTGATTACCATGCCGTCATAGTTGCCTGACCTTCTGGCAATCTCAGCCAATTCATTGGTGCTGAACGTCAGCATTCTGTCCATGCCGCTTCCATCAGGCAGCTTGTTCTGCGCTGCCGGAAAGCGCCTTGGGTCAATTTTGCTCATAAAGTCGTTGTTCAGCTCAATCTGAGACCAAGGGTTGCCTTTAGCATCAACGACCAGAGGATTCTGTAGCCTGAGATTTGCTGGAATTATGTTCGCCGCCCCGGCCTTTGATCTTGATGACGCTGAGTATGAGCCTGCTATCTCTGGACTTGAGCTAAAAAAGAACACACCCGGAGGCGCATCGCTTTTTCGGTTGCGAACCTGATCCTGTACTGAGAATTCCTGTATATCTGACCTTGTGCCGTGATACACCGGCATATCAACATTGAAACCCTGCTCCGCCGCCCTCTGCATCCTGGCTGCTTGGGACATATCCAGAGTGCCTTCTAGGGGCGCTGATGCCTGTTCTCGTTGCATCCTTTCCCATACGTTTTCCTGTATTTTCTGTGACACCTTTGTGCGCGTTCTGGCCGTTGCTGGCTCTGGGTATGCTGACCTCCATCTATAGACCAATTCCTCTGCAATTCCTTTCTTCCTGTATTTCGGGTCTACCACCAGCGTGTTCCCAAAATTGTACGAAGCCACAACCTTGTCGCCATCAAAGACAGCAGCTCCTCCTGGGCTTTTCCGCAATGTCAGCCCGTGTATAAATTCTTCAGCAGGGGCATCTTCAACCGCGCCAATGGCCCTCGGCCTAAGCTCTGAAGCATCAAACGCGCCTACAATTTTCGGGCTTCCCAGAAACTCGCTTCTTGTCATTTTCTTCAGCGCAGCACTGGCAGCATCCCCAACCACCGGCAACATCCCCAGCATGGTCGCACCGCCAAGCATTGCAGCAGTACCGTAGTTGCCGCCCCTTGCTGCTTGCACCGTGTCAGCCACTCCCACAGCGTCACCAATACCCGGTGCGAAGTCCACAGCACCCGTGAGCAGATCAGCCATGCCAGCCCGGTATCGCTGCGTAGGGGTGCCGCCCATCTCTCGGCCTCCTATAAGCTCGTTGATGCCAGATCGCAACGTATCCCTGAATGCAGGGTTGAACGGGTTGTACGAGCGTACAAACGGCTCTGCTGACTGGGTTGGCATTTGTCTGAGTGCTGACTGTGGCATGATCAATCCTCCCCGTATTCGTCTTCGTCTTCTCTAGCTTCCCAAGCCTGACACACTCGCAGGTTATGGCAGACGAACTCGAACTTCTTGCAGTAGCCTCGACCACCGCCATCAGCGTCATAGTCATCCTCTGGGACTACTTCCATCATCTCCAGCTTCTCTGGGGAGTTGTTGAAGTATTCGCAGTTGCCACACATCTGCCTGCGGGCCTCCACTGGCTTCACGCTCCAAGCCCTAGCCATCATGCGATAGTAGTCAGCGTTGTCGCTGGTGGTCTCCTCTGGGCCGAATTTCCAGTTCTCGATCACATTGGCGCGATTGTCTCGGTTAGTCTTCGCAGTGAAGGGTTCTTCCTGCTGGATGATGATGGTCATGCCTTCTAGTGGATTCATATCTGGCCCCTGAATGGATTCAATGCGCTGGCAATCTTCATCTGGTTGTCAATCTGCTTGCCTTGAATATCGACTGCGTCCTTCTCAATACTGGCTCCAGCCTGTTGAGCCTTGATCTGGGTGTTCATGCGCTGAGTCTGTGCGTTGAACGCATCCAGCTGCTGTTGAGCCTGATCTGCCTGCATCTGCATCTGCACCTTCTGCGCTTCAAGTTGAATCTTGGCAGTATCCAACTGGAGCCTCTGCACCTCGACCTGCGCTCGCATCTGCTCTGCCTGCGCCTTCGCCATCTCAGCCTGGGCAAGTACCATCGCCGGGTCTTGCTGCTGCTCCTGACCCTGTGCGCTCTGGGCCATCTGAGCCTTCTCTTCCTCGGTCAGTTGGGTCTGTGGGATAAGACCCTGAGCCATCATCTGCAACCGCTTGCGCTCGCCAATCTGGGTAGCCGCACTGGTAGGGATAGCGTTAAGCAGGATGTCACCAGCCATGCCAATGATTGACGGATCGACCTTGGCAATCTCAATGATTGTCTCGATAGTCTCTTGCTGACGATTGCGGAATGATGGCCCTGCTCGACAAGCAACAGAGTATTGGCCCTTGGTCAAATCGTTCAGGGTGATGATCTCGCCAGTCTGCTGGTCAATGACAGGCTCGTTGAGTACCTGCATCTCCGTACTGCCATCCTCGTACAGCAATCTGACTGTGCGCTGGGCATCATAGACCTTGGGTATAGCCTTAACCAAGATGTCACCAGTGGCAGCAATAGCCGCTTCCAGTGCGCGGAAGTATTTGATGGTGCCGTTGTCGCCCTTGGCTTGCAGGCTCTCAATTGCCACGCCTGACTGTAGCCCAGGGTTATCACCCATGCTCGCAGCGAACATCCCAGCAGTCTGCCCTATGATCTGGCGCATTGATTCGGAGATCGTGCGAAGGCCGGGGTTCACCTGTGCGCCACCCTGTTGCAATGGAGCGTTAGGCGTCTCAGGATCGACGTTGTAGAACTGGATCGGATCAGAGTTGGTGTTCAGCGTAGCCAGTGTGTCCTCATGCCCTGCTGCATGGGTGAGAGTCATCCAATACTTGGCTCGCGGAGCCAGAGCGCCTTCCTCGATCTCGCGTGACAAGGAGTAATTCAGGACACGCTGCGGGTCTAATAGCTTCTCGACCACGCCCCAATAGATTGTCTTGTTCTCAACAATCTTGAAGTTGCCGTACAGTGGGACGATAGGAATGCGGTCGAAGATGGTCTCTTCCTTCTCTTCCAGCCAATTAGTCTGGTCAAAGAAGCGTGAACACACTTTGGTCTTGTAAGCCTTGCGCGTCCTGACTTCTTCAATGCCCAATGCCGTCAGCTCGTCTCGCACCTTCTTGAAGTCATCGTCAACTGTGTACACGGCACCATTAGTCATCAGAACCAGGTCACAGGCTTCCTGTTCGACGTAGAACAACTGCCCGACAACGATAACCTGACCCTTGTCATAGTATGCGTCACCCTCTCTGTCAATCGAGACGGACGCCTGAGAGCCTTCAGGGTATCGCTTGACGTACTCCTGCACTGACATAGCGTGAAGCAGGAAAGCGTACTGGGCATCAGACTTGTCTTGCAGGTAGGCAGCAGGGTCAAACCAGACTCGATCAATGAAGTTGGCAACAGGCTCAATCACAAGGTCTTGGTCAAAGGATTGCGGGTCAGCGTACTTGTGGCTAACCATCCAGCCATCGTAGCCAGCAGTGGTCATGCCTCGACCGGCATTGACGTAGATGTCCTTTGCTCGACTGATTGACTCGATGTTCCTCACCAGCCCGTCAATGACCATCGCTGTCTCTTTAGACGCTGGGCCTGACATTGGCGAGACCTTAATGTCGAAGTCAGCCTGCTCGATCTCAGCAGTCACCTGATCGACAATAGGGTTGACCATGTCGAAGGTGTATCGAGGCTTGCCGACATTGTTCGTCCACCAGTAGGGTTCCCACTGTCCGTCACGCTTGTCGCAGAACAGATGAGCCTCGCGGGCCTTCTCTCGATTATCGTGATCAGCCTCTTGTGCTGCCGACATCAGATTCAGCACCGCCTGGTGGTTGTCAAATTCTATAGCGTAGTCATCACCTGATCCGTACTTAGCCATCAATTCCACCCCTTAAACTTAATTTGCTTGACCGCCTCTAACTTAGGTTTCGGTCGGTACATTGCCATCATCAGCGCATCAGCCATGTTGGGGCTGGGTATCTCATACGGCTTCTTCGCCATCTCAATCTTGGACATGATCTGAATCTTGCCAGTGTTTGTACGCTTCAGCGGTATTCGGCACACTTCAGATCGGAGCTGGTCTATCTTCTCGATCTTGGATGACAAGCTGATCATCTCATCAGGGTTGACGTACTGGCCCTTCGTCACCGCCCGGTAGGTAGCCTCAAACCTGTCTCTGAGTCTCCAGTAATACTGCGCCCGCTTGTTAGCGAACGTCTCCCGGTTGTTCTTGGCTCGCTGAGTACCGCCGTCAGAGTAGGGTAGCTCTGCATCCTCTGGCGACTCGCTGCCCTTGAACATGACATAGTCAATCTTCTTGTTCTCGAGCGTGGCATCGACCTGACGCTTGAGACTTACTCCAAGGCCATCACAGTCCCACACGAAGAAGTCAGCCCTGTCAGCCAGCGCAAGGTCGAGCGCCCAATCCATGCCGTCTGCTGACTCGCCTGTGACCTTCTCGCTGACATTCAATACTACGTTGCCATGCCTGACTGCGTAGCCCTTGGAGTCGCCTCCAGTGTCACTAGGGTCATGGCTGGCTATGATAGCACCTTCGCCCTTCCAGCCCATCTTCAGGTGAGAGTCTATCGCAGCCTCAAACCAGTCCACCGGGATGATTGTGTCCTCTACTTCGTCGTAGAACTCGCCCAGCCAGATGTGCCGGTAAAGAGCTGTGGACAGGTTGGCCTGGTCATATGCGCGTTCCTGCTCAAGCACTGCTGGGAAGAACGGGTTGTCGTTGTAGTTGATCCAGATGATCAGGTGCATATCATCTTCGTAGAACCCATCTGACCTGAGCTGCTTCTCAAACGGCTTGATGAACCTCTGGCTGAACGGGTCGGCAATTGATCTTGGGTTAGCAGTCATCCAGATTTCAGAGTCATCTGATCGCAGGGTAGGCGTCAGAGCCTTCAGAGAGTCTTGGCTGATTGTCTGGGCCTCTTCTACCCAGAAACGCTTGAACCCGTACATACTTTTTATGCCTTCAGGGTTTCGAGCCAATCCTCTGAACTTGAAAGCGTCATCGCCCTTGTACTGTATTGAGTTAGCCTGGACAGTGAACCCCGACAGCTTCAGCCTTTCGATCTCACCTGACAGCAGCGAGAGAACCGAATCATCCATCGTGATCTGGTACTCTCTGAAGCAGGCTGTCTTGATGCCTTTGGTCTGGGCATCCATCAGACAGATGTCACCTACCGACTGGCTCTTGCCTGATCCTCTGCCGCCTATAAGGATTTTAAATCGCTTGGGCGTAGTGATCAATGCTCTCAGCTTTGCCGGTAGCGTCATCTCAGGCATTGACTAGCCTCACGGTCCAGTCATGCTCTATCGGACCACCGTTCTCACCCATGTGTTCCTGCTGTACTCGTTCTGAGTACCCGTGTTTGGTCAGAATCAGCTTGGCAATAGTGGGATTCATCTCGCCTTTTAGACTGCCGTTAAGCAGCTTTCTTTCTTGCGCCCTCAAGCATCTACCAACAATGTCAGAAAACTCTTGCTTTTCAGGGTCATCGCACCAGTCGTAGATGGTCTCGCGTGAGATACTTAGCTCAATAGCTAATCCCGCCATTTGGGGTATAACGTCACCGCACTCGATGTATCCTCCATCCACATAGGCTTTTGCCTTGGATAAGATTTCATCGTTGTACTTAGTCGGTCTGCCGCCTGGCATTACTCATACCTCGCTGGCTTTGGCTTCTTTGCCATCGACAAAGCAATGGCGATAGCCTGCTTCTGTGGCTTGCCTGACTTCATCTCAGCCTTGATGTTGGCCGACACAGTCTTCTTGCTTGACCCTTTCTTCATTGGCATAGAGCCTCCTATTGGTTTCTTGATGATATCACAGACGATGAGGCGAGTGAAATTGTAGACGAATTGCAGGATATTTCGCATTGACTACTTGCAGCCCCATATAGAAAGAGTATTATATACACATGGTCAGGCACAAAGCAGGGCCGACAACTAGGGGAATCAAGATGCAAATAGAACACACAGAGTTTTGGCAGACCCAGTCACGCGGCACCAATGACCAGGAATACCAGATATACCTGTCATGCGCTGACAATGGCAAGGGAATTGATTTTACAACTGGCAAGCCCCTGAAGACTTACGAACAATGGCTTAACAGCTAACCAACCACGGCCACGGACGGCCATCAACTGAGAGTATGAAGATGAAAGTCTTAATAGCTTGCGAATACAGCGGCACCGTCCGCGACGCATTCATTTGCGCCGGGCACGACGCGACAAGCTGCGACCTGTTGCCAACCGACAGACCGGGTCCGCACTATCACGGAGACGTGTTCGACATTATCGGCGACGGCTGGGACTTGATGATAGCCCACCCTCCCTGCACTCATCTGGCTGTAAGCGGTGCAAGGCACTTCCCGGAGAAGAGGGCAGACGGAAGACAGCAGGCGGCTCTGGAGTTTGTCAGAAGGCTCATGGATGCCCCCATCCCCATGATCGCAGTAGAGAACCCAATCAGTATTATCAGCACCAAGATACGCAAGCCAGACCAGATCATTCAGCCGTGGCAGTTTGGTCACGGGGAGACCAAGGCTACCTGTCTTTGGCTGAAGGGCTTGCCTTTGTTGACTCCAACAAACATTGTCGATGGCCGCTCAGATAGAATCCACAAGATGCCACCAAGCCCCGACAGGTGGAAACTTAGATCAACAACATATCAAGGAATAGCAGACGCAATGGCGTCTCAGTGGGGAATCAAATGAACAACAATCTCAAAGAATCTATCGCAATGCTGGGCTGCTTTATCTGCGCTCTCATCTTGGTAGCGGGGGTGCTGCTATGAGTGACCGATTCAAAGAGCTTCAATCTCAGCTTGGGTTCGGCAATCAGGACATCGCTGATGCGCTCGATCTCAGCCTGTCAGCGGTCCAGAAGTATCGGGCTGGTGCCTTGCCAGTACCGTTGCCAGTAATCCTCGCAATGCGCTTTCTGATTCTAGATCGCGCTATCCAGTCAGCCAAATAAAAAAGCCCCGGCTTAAGGGGCAAAGGCACCGTCGAGGTGCTAAGGGTATTCCGTAGTGTATCAGGTGTTTAACGCTTCGTCTCACGGCACAATCGCCTAAAGTTCAGCAATCTGCCTTTTGTTATAAGTCCTCTTTGGAGAATATATTGCGTTGAAATCGCTCATCCCCTTGCGCTTTCTTTGTCTAATGCAAAACCCTTCTATTTCAACTCCTTCATGCCTTCCCCATTCTTCTGCCGTCATCGTTAAATCCCCAACAGTCAAAACAACTCTGTTTGCATACTCTTTCTCAGGCTTTCTATTTCTGCTGACATTGCACCCGTTGCACAAAACTCTAAGATTGGATGCGTCATTATTTGCTCTGTTGCAATCAATGTGATCTATGTGAGTGCCCCTTGAATCCCACTTGCTTGCTTTCCCGCACATTTGGCAAGGAGGCAAGCAATCCCCATAAATATCATGCATTACCTTTCGGTGTTCATAGACTTTCCCGCTATGATGGGCTAGCGGGTGATTTGGAATTCGCAGGGTAACGTATCCTGCATTATGCGGAGTTTTCTTTTTTCCGGGGGGGCTAATACTTGTGCCAAAATGCCCAGTTCTCATTCTTCGAAAATAGTGCATTTGGCAAAGAGACTCGCCCTTAAATTTTACAGGCTTTTCACAATTGTCTATTCTGCATTTTGATGAAAATGGTAATATGCTGGAAGTCATGGCTTACTCCTATAAGCTAATGATTAGAGGCGGCAGATACTTGCAATATCTGTTGCCTCGAATTGTACACTTGTTTTGCAATTATTTACAGTTCTCGCCAATTTCTGCTCGGCTTTTCGCCTGCTTTTAGCCTCCTAATCTCAGCAGCGTAGACCTTTCTCAGCTCTTTCAGGTCTTCACAAGTATATTTCTTAGGCTCATGGTAACTTTCAAGCCATTCGACATATGCAGGGCCGTAGCGGTCAATCAATCCTGATTTATAGCCTTTGCTGTTTTTTGTGCCGTTTATGTTGCCCGACAAGTGCTGATTGCAATACACGTTGCACTGCCGAGATATGTTGCGAATATCTAACGCAATCTCAGGGTTTCCGCCTGCTGTTTTGAAATGCCCCCCGCAGTATTGAATATCTGGTTTTTCAGTCTCGCAGCTTATGCAGCCAAACCCTGCAACCTTGTCCAGCAAATTCCCTAGCCGCTGCGCTTCTCGCTTCGTTAGAGCCATCTGGTGAGATTTGTCGTTATCCTTGAGCCTTTGTACTGCCTCACGGCTCTCTTTGCGTTCTACGGCCTTCTCAGAGCGTTTTAGCGTTATTGTGCGCTTGCCAGCAACGATGAGTCCGCAGTCTGGTGAGCACCATGCCACTGTCCCTGGGAAGGTTTGCTCAGGTCTGAAGTATTGGCTGCACCCACCGCATTTACGCTTGCTGTTCACGCGCCTTGCTCCTGAGCTTTGCAATATAGCAGGCATGGCAGATCATCAGGTTGCCGTACCTGACCTTTGCCTTGCACCCGTTGATGCACTTTCTTGCCTCACGCTCCTTGCGCTGTCTGCGCTCCTCTTGTGCTGTCTGGCGCATCTCAAAGGTGCGCTCTGTGATCTCAGCCTGAGTCCTTTGCTGGAAAGTGGATACTCCGAAAGGTATGACCTTGACGCTGCCGGTAAACTTCGACAACGCTACTGCTAAGCAGTCCAGAAGCTCTCGCTCTTTTGGATCATCCTTCACTACTGCTGGGCCGAAGAAGCGAATCTGATCGCACTCTCGATTCGTCGATTCACGAATTGTCATTGGCTCGCTCCTTGTCCACTTTTACTTTGTATCGGTTCTCGTTTATGGTTTTCCAGTCTTCGCCATCGTTGTCACGCAGTGCGTTGCCTGGCGGAAGCTGCTGAATCTGTCCACCCAGCTTAATAAATTCCTCGACGTAATTTTTCATCGCGCCTCCCGATATTCATCAAATGCCTTCAGTGATGGGTCAGACCACTTTACGGAATGCTCCGCTCCGAAGGCGTAGATTATCTCAATTAACTGACTGAACTCTGGTTTGGTCATCTTAGACGTTCGCACTCCCATCACCACAAAGCCGCCATTGATCCCAGGCACCACATCTTGTTGCTTCCATGCCGCTGAGAATACTTCTTTCCAATCTTCCTTTTCCAGCTTTCTGCCGTACCATTCCACTTGTGTTGCTACATCCTGAAGCATAGGCCACAGCTTCGCATTCTGGTCGCTGCTGCGCTTTACTCTGCCCAGAGTGACAACCACAGGCCCGCCTCGCAGACCTTTGAACAGGTTGTCCTGTATCCACTTCAACCCTTCGCCTGCGCCTTGCAGGTCAGATATTGTTCTGCTGATCTCGCTCATTCAAGCCTTCCTCTTATTCGCAAAGCCCATAAATCGAACTGCACTGGGAAGGCTCGCTGGCGTCTGATGCCAGCAAATTTCTCTGACGCCCACCCCTGTCCGTTCTGGCCCAGTCAACCATTCTGCGAATGCCGTGTGTTTCATGCGTTATATCGTCATCGTCGCTCGCTGTCGGGTCGGTCGTCGCGCAGAAGAACGTCCCCGATCCCCGCTTGCTGGCAATGCTGACTAGCGATTCCCACTCGGCAAGGCGCTCAATTACTTCGGGGAAGCGGTTTGCAATTTCGCGCAGTTCAGACTTGCGGGCATTGATGCAGGGCATACAGCCAACGCGCCCCATTCCTTGGCTATAAAGCGGATTCGGTTTAATTTTGTGCTTGTCGTGGAATGCGAATACCTGCTCGGCTGTCCATGAAAGGATTGGTCTATAGGCAAAGACTCTTTCGTGATCCGGCTCTATGCCTTCGCGCTCGACGTAGCTTGCTCTGGCCAGTGATTCATCCCAACGGATGCCCTGCCAGCTCTCGATCTGGTCAAACTCGCGCAGAAGCGGCCAAACGACCTGCTTGGTGATTGGCAGCACTTTGAGTTCTTCTGTGCAGAATCTTGCTTTCGATGACGGAAAGCGTCCTTTCCACATACACAGATCAAGAAATGGATTTCCGCTTGGGGTCAGCGCGGCCTGCGCCCTTTCGATTGTTTCTTCAGAAACTCCGTCTTTTCTCCACTTCTCCATAGTCACTTCTCTTTTGCGGATTAGCTGCTGCGAGAAGTCAGCTTTGGCGCGGGTTATTGTTATACCCAGTGCCTGTTCTAAATAGCCGAGGTAATCGTATGTCGCCTGATGCTCATTGCCAGTGTCCGCAAAAACTGGGCGAAGGCTCTCTACGCCTCGCTCGATTGCTAGCAGTAGGATAGCTGTTGAATCTTTTCCGCCAGACACGCTTACCATGTTGCAAAGTCTCTTCATGCTCCCTTCCTTAAATTTTTCTATTTGTAAACGCTTTTCATACTTTACTTGATTAGATTGCGTCACTTCACGCCCCTGTAAAAAACGTGATCACTGATCTTCGCCACCCGCTGCCCTGTGTGCGCCCAGCCAGGGTTCACTCGCGTTGCGTGATAGTGCGTTGCCTCGCCTACTATCGGTGCCGATCTGCCCTCGTACACTGCCCTTGCAATCAACTGAGCTACTCGCCAGGACACACCATCTTCCGGCTGGTCACTCTTGCCGTCACAGTAGAAACTAAACTGGCACTGGTATCTATCCTCGCCACCATCGTAGACAACTGAACAGGCGTCATCAGGGTATCGAGGATCATGGACACGGTTAATGACCACCTGAGCAACAGCGTACTGTCCAGCAATAGGCTCGCCCCTAGCCTCGAAATATATCGCGGTTGCAATACACATGATCTCGTACAGCATCACAGACCCACCCTTTCTGACAGAGACTTTTTATCGGTCGCCATGTAGTAGCAAGCGAAGTTCTTTCCGTTCTTTCTCACCGTCACAGTCTCAATTTTGTGACCCTGCTCTTTTAGCTCAAATATCCTTGCGCCAAGCCTGAAGCTGCCAAAAAGACTTAGGGCGTCGATAGGTGTCAGTGTGCTGCCTGATTGCAAGTGTCTAAGTATTTGTACGTTCTGGCTCATGGATCACCCCTATTTGAAAAGTTGTTTTAGTTGTTCCATCGCTTCGATGTTTCGTTTCTTCAATTCCTCAAGCTCTTGCTCAGTTCGCGGCCTTTCAACCTTTGCCGGTATTGCCTGCACCACAGGTATTTCCATTTTCTCCCCGTTCATAAACCTTTTTGCCACTGCGTCAAAATAATATTCAAAGCGTCTATAGCATTCATTCTCTGACAGACTTTGCATCTCATACGTTCCGCACTCTCGCATAGCAAACAGGACTACTGGGTGCCCTAGATCGCCATTCTTTCCAAACTGCGTCTTGTAGATAATCTCGTAAGCATCTCGGCAAGTAGGTATCCCAAAGTCCTCTGGCTGGAATCTGCACAACTCCCTGAACGCTGGAAGCGTGAAGAACCCTTTGAAGTCACGCGCCTTTTTCAAACCATTCTTGATGCTTCGCTCATCAAGGTCAGCCAGGTTCCTCGCCCAGCTCTGGTAGAGTTCAGGCGAGACGCTATTCAATAAGCCCATACGAGTCAGCTCTTGTAAAACTGCCTTCAAGAACTCCAGTGTCGGTGCTTCCGAATGCTTCGTCTGCTGCCCTTGCTGCCCTGTCTCGCGTGTCACGCTGTCCAGTAACTGGTTTAGTGTTCGCATTGCCAACTCCGCTGTTTAGTAACCATTGACACTCAAAGCCCCGCCAGTTCCTCGTAACGCATTCCTGTAAACAGAAGTCCACCGTGTAGCCAATCGAGACCGCCTTCGACAGTTCTGTTGCATACCTGTTGATCACTGTCTGACTAACATTGGCCTTCAATCGCTTTCTCATGTCCAGCCAATCATTCAGCGTCTGATCACTAGGTAATTGCGGCCAGCAACTGTAATCGAGCGCATCATTGCGCGAAGACTCTTTACTTACCTTACCTTTACTTAACTTACCTATACTTACCTTACCTGTGTCTACAATCTGTATACATTGAGTATCCACAGCGTATACATCGTCAGTATATGATTGATTTCCTTTGACTATTATCTTCTCTAAAAGGTCTTGGTACAAAGTTGGAGTGTATCTGTCCTTCTGGATGTAGTTGTGTATTCTCCAGTGCTTGATGACAACAATTCCGCCTTCAAAAGCAATCAAAAATCGCTTCGATAAAAGGTTCTCTAGCTCATTCTGTGACGCACCAACCATCCTCATAATCTTCTTGGGATTGTTTATAAAGCCATCATCGTCTGCCCGCATGGACAGATGAAAATAAAGAGCCTGGGTTGATAAAGCCAGATCAAGGAAGGCATCGCTATCTATGATCTTTTTAGCAAACATTCTGCGCTCTGCCATTTCTAATTCCCTTAATCCTGTTCGGCAATGATTTCTTCAAACAACTTTATCAAAGCAGGGATGTTCTCTAATCGCACATAAATCTCAACTTCTTTTCCAAACACATGAGATTCCTGTGCTATCGCTATTTCACCTGCTTCAGTTTCATAGACATCAATTGCTGCCTGCTGCGGGATAATCTGTACTCTCATCATCATATGGACTCCAAATAGTCAGAGATTGCCTTCGTAGTGTTGTAGGCAGGATTTGTGTTCGTGCCATTAGCGACTCTAAGCACCACTTGATACGGCACTCCAGATCGCTCAGAAACTAATTTTAGGTTCCTGTCCTCCAGCTTTTTGCGTATTTCTTCTATCGTTAACATCAGACAAAACCTCATATAATTAACTTCGACGGTCTAAACATATACCTTCAATGGTAATTTTGTCAACTAAAAGTGTTGACTGGCAAATATCCAAATGTTTAAATGCCAATACACAACAAAGAGGGTAAGAAAAATGACACCGAAGCAGACAGACCTGCAATTCTGGATTGACAGCTACCAGTTCTGGCGCAAAGCAATAGGAACTCGAAACGGCTTTGCGTCAATGTATCGCTTGAACATTGCTCGAAAGAATCTGGCAAAAGCCATCCGCGAAGCTGAGAAGAAACTAGGCCGACAGCCTCGCACACTGCCGCGCCTTGGCTGCGTCCAGTACATAGGAGCTAAATAATGAACGAGAATCGAGTGTTTGCAGACCACCGCGAGTGGGTGGTCCAGTGGGAAACAGGGTATTGGAATAATGGTGGATGCGACTTCCCAGTGATTGAAGTTGTAAGCATCCACAGCACAGACGAAGAAACTTTCGAGATTGTTGCTGATGTCACCGACGAAATTGACGGGACAAAGTTGAGCAATCAAATATACAGGGCTTTAGAGCTAGACTTGGCACTGGAGCGAGCTAATGAACGCTGAACAGTGGTGCGTAGTAACCGTATTGGCAGTGCCAGCACAGGAGCAGGTAAGCGCCACGGCGCGGGAGGAGCAATCATGCAAGAGCTGATTGCGTGGCTATTCAGGTGTCGGCACAGAAGATGTGATCTCTGGATAGAGATGACCTCCGGCAAGAGTCACTGGCAATGCATTGATTGCCATGCCATAAAAGATGTCGATGAAAGGTTGTCAAACCAAATCCGCGCCATCATCGACAAGGAGCAATCATGCAAGAGCTGAAGCCGGTGGCGTGGATGTGGAGGTGCCCTCAATACTGTGCGGAGCAAGGCTGGCACGTATCGAAAAAAAGGCCAGCAGATGCGGAGCCTCCCGCGACAGAATCATACGAAGACTACCCGCTGCATTACATCCCCGACACCCACAGGATAGTGAGTGTGGAGGACTTGATTGAAATCCGGGAGTCTCTTATTGATTCAGGAAAGAAATTCATGGCTGCTGAAGTGCAGGCCGTCATCGACAAGGAGAACACATAATGCCCACCACAACAGCGGATAGATGTAAAAAATGTTCTGCTCCGTACATGCAGCAGGAAAGTGCGTTTGCAAAGTCCCAAGCATGTGGCTGCGATAGTCCACACATTGCACCTGCGCTGAGACTGTCTCCGGGCCTGTTTGATTTTATTTTTAGCATCATCGACAAGGAGCAATCATGAGATACATGAAATTGACTGATACGGCCATTGCGCCGACAAGAGGAACCCCAGGCTCTGCCGGGCTTGACTTGTACGCAGACCATGACGCCCTGGTGTCATCATGGGCATCAGTGATGGTCGGGACTGGGATTGCGGTAGAAATACCCGAAGGGTACGTGGGATTCGTTTTTATCCGGTCTAGCTTGGGCAAGGCCGGTGTTGCACTGGCTAACGCAGTAGGGGTGATCGACTCAGACTATCGTGGCGAGATAAAACTTCAGCTTATCTACAGCACTGGCAATGGCGGACACTTAATACGCCAAGGCGAGCGAATAGCCCAGCTTGTGGTGATGCCAGCACAGGGGTTTGAACTGACCGAAGCAGACGCTTTGTCCACAACAGAGCGCGGCACTGGCGGGTTCGGGAGTACCGGAGCATGAGCATCGAGACTAAAGAGAAGCTGGCCTGTTTACTTACACTAATGTGCGCTGTTTTTATTGGGTTCATGGTAGGAATGGGGTGGATGTGATGATTTCAATTCGTCGTTTATTCTGGCCGTCTGATCGCATATCAGATGACGTTCCGCAGATACAAAAGGATATTGACGCAGAGCATGGAGTAAAGCCTTCCGCGATTTATAAGCAGGACAGCTATCACAGGCTTTCTGAGGTGCCTAACTTAACTAACCAGTGGGAGGAATGGTGATGGATTCTATCGTTGATTTCTTTCGCAGACTGTTCTGCAAGCATCAATGGGAAGTGTACGGGAGGAACTTGTCTGATGGAATAATA